ACACTGACCGTGACGGCGGAACTCGCCAACGGCGTCGTCTACACGCTCTCCAACGCCTTCGTGCGCGGGGAGCCCAAAGCCAAACCCATCGACGGCACGATCGAGATCGAGTTCTCGGGAAGCCAGGGACAGTGGAGTAACAACCAATGAGCGACCAAGAACTGACCATCCCCCTGTCCGCGCCGGTGATGGCGCATGGCGAGGAAATCACCTGCCTGGTGCTGCGCCAGCCGACCACGGCGGACCTGATCGAACTGGGGCAACCGATGCGGCTGCTGCCAGGCAATGGCATGGAGGACGCCGCCGTCGAAGTGCGCATGGGCGTGGTGGCGCATTACGTGGCGCGCCTTGCGTCGATTCCACTGTCCAGCGTCAAGTCCCTGTCGCTGGGTGACTTTGGCCGTGCGACGCAGGCGGTCCTGGGTTTTTTCGGGGAAGACGGCTCGGATCGGACGAACAGTTCGCCGAGCGCGTCTTCGAAGTCGCCTGGTTCTTCAAAACATCCCCGCGCGACGTCCTGAGCTTGACCCTCACCGAATTCGAACTCTGGAACCGGCAGGCCGAGCGCATCGCGCAGCGCCTGCAGGGCGACGAGTGACGGCATCCGAATCAGAAACCAATCATGTCTGACCGTTTCGAGCTCAAGGCCATTTTGTCGGCCAACGCGGAGAGCCTCATCCATGCCCTGAAGTCGGTCGAGGCCCCCGCGCAGGCTGCGCGCAAATACCTCACCGACATCGGCAAGTCCGCCTCCGGCCTGGCGGGCAAGTTCGGTTTGCCGGTCGGGATCGCCGGTGGCCTGGCGGCCGGTTTCGGCCTCGCCAAGGTCAAGGATGCGGTGCACACCTATGCCGAACTAGGTGAGGCGGTGCACCACGGCGCCACGCGCGCGGGCATGAGCGTCGAGCAGTTCCAGCGCATGAAGTACGTGGCGGAGCAAAACGGCGTCGCGGTCGAACAGATGGAAGGCGCCATGGGCAAGCTGAACCTGACGCTCGGGCGCGCGGCCGGCGGGCGAGGCAAGGAAGCCGCCGCGCTGTTCGCTCGCCTGGGCATCGCCATGCGCGATGCGTCCGGTCAACTGCGTTCGGGCATGACTGTGCTGCCCGAACTGGCCGATGCGTTCGTGCGCAACGAAAACCCGGCCGTGCGTGCCCGTATGGGGATGGCCTTGTTCGGCAAGAAGTGGCAGGAGATCGTGCCGCTGCTGGAAGCCGGCGGCAAGGGCATCGAGGAAGCCCAGGCGCGCATGTCGCGCTTCAAGGGCGTCATGAACGAGGAGAATATCGACCGATCGCGGGAATTCGCCAAGTCGCTGCGCGATCTGGAGATGGTCAGCAAGGGCTTCCAGATGACCATCGCCAAGAGCCTGGTGCCGGCGATCAAACCGCTGCTCGATGGCTTCAACGACTGGATGGCAGCCAACAAGAAGCTGGTGTCCGCCGAGGTCGGCCGCATGGCCAAGGATCTCGGACATTGGCTGTCCAGCATCGACTGGCGCGGCATGGCCCGCAGTGTGTTGGCCTTCGGCCAGGGCATCGGCAAACTGGTCGATTTCGTCGGCGGCCCGCGCAATGCGCTGATCGGCCTGGCGGTCGTGATGAATGCCCAGACGATCATGGCCCTGGGCGGCCTGGTTGGCGCCATCGGCCGCGCGGGCCTGGCATTTCTTGGTATGGCGGCACGGGCCTATGTCGCGAGCAATGCGGCGCTGCTGTCGATGGCGCGCACCGGCATCGCGGCCACGCTGCTCACCGGCCCGCTTGGGCGCTTGCGCGCACTGTGGACGTTGCTCGCCACCACGACGGTGTCGATGAGCGGCCTGATGTCGGGCGCCATGGCGATGGTCAGTGGCGGCATTCGCGCCGTCGGTGCGGCGCTGATGGCCAACCCGCTGGGCATCATTCTCGCGATCGCCTCGGCAGCTTGGCTGATTTATGAGAACTGGGACACCGTCAAAAGCTGGTTCACCGGCTTCTGGAACTGGATCAAGGCCCATGCCGAACTGATCCTCACCTGCCTCGGCCCGATCGGCTGGGTCGCCAGCACGATCATCGAGCATTGGGAGCCGCTCAAAGCCTGGTTCGGCGATTTCGTGCGCTGGCTGTCGGACAAGCTGCGCTGGATGGTCGATGCCGCCAAAGCCGTGGGCCATGCCTTCGGTATCGGTGGCGGCGACGAAAGATCGGCGAGCCCCGAGCCAGGCAACCCCTCCCGGGGCACGCCTCTGGGGGCGATGGCATCCCCGGTTGCCGGTAACCGCCCCTCCTTGCTGGGGACGGCTGCCGGCGCCGCCAAGGTGGAGGGCCAGGTGAACATCAAGATCGACGGCCTGCCTGCAGGTTCACGCGTCGAACAGGTGCGCGGCGGCACCATGCCGATCAATGTCGATGCCGGCTACAGCGCGCATGCGCTGCTTATGCCATAGCGCCGGATTCCTCTCATGGCCAAGTATTCCGACTCTCTGCATACGGCATCCTTTCGCGGGGTGGTGTTCCAGGTCAATGGCGCCGACTGCGGCGCCGGCCGACGCGTGCAGGTCCATGAATACCCCCAGCGCGACATGCCCTGGGTGGAGGACCTGGGCCGTGCCACCCGCGAGATCGCGCTGGACGCCTTTCTGATCGGTGCGGACTACATCGATCAGGCCAATCGCCTGCTCTCAGTTCTGGAGATGGCTGGGCCGGGGACGCTCGTGCATCCCTGGCTGGGAACGATGCAGGTGTGCCTGTCCGCACCGGCTCGCGTGCGCTTCGATTCCGGCCTGGGCGTGGCGACGGTATCCCTGTCCTTCGTCGAATCGGGCGAACTCACGTTCCCGATTCCGACGAGTTCCACCCAGGCGGCCAGCCGGCTCGCGGCCGATGGACTGGCCACGGCGGCCATCCAGGATTTTGCGGGCAGTTTCACGGTCGCGGGCTTTCAGAGCTTCGTCGCGGCGGCGGCCCAAGGACGACTGGCCGCCATGCTGGGTTTCGTGGGGGCTGGGCAGATCGCGCAGGTGCTCGCGAACTTCACATCGCAGGCCACCTCGGTCGCCAACCTGGTCACCCAGGCGGCGTCTTTTCTGAGCAATCCGGCGATGCTGGGTCAGACGCTGCTCAATGCCTTCGGCCTGTCGGGCGCGGCGGGCGCCGTCGCCGCCTGGTCCAACGTGGTCAAGCTGCTCACCGGCACGGCGTCGTCGAACGCCATGCTGGCGCGCACCCCGGTCGTGGCGGCCACGCCGTCACGCCGGCAGATCGATACCAATGCCGTCGCGCTCTACGGCCTGGGCCGGCAACTCCTGCTCGCGCAAGCGGTGGGCATTTCGTCCCTGGTGGGCACCGAGCAGGACAGCGTGCAGGCCGGCATCAGCCAGCCGTCGGGCGGCATGCCGGTCGCCCCACAACAGGTCACGCAAGACAGCATGCTGGCGGTGCGCGACGCGCTGCTCTCCACGCTCGACGCCGAGATGCGCCGCTGCGGGGACGCCGCCTATGAGGCGTTGCAGACCGCGAGCGCGGCGGTCTATGTGGATTTGACGGCCCGGGCGCAGGGCGCGGCTCGTCTGACCGCCTGGACGCCGCCCGAGACGATGCCGATGCTGGCCGTCGCCTACGAGTTGTACGCGGATGCGTCGCGCGATGCCGAGATCCAGTCGCGCAACGGCATCCGCCATCCCGGCTTCGTGCCGCCCGGCGCGCTTTCCGTGATCGTGGCCTGACATGGCGAGCACTGATCCAGGCTATCCGGCGGGCCTGCCGGAGAATCAGGTGCGCCTCGTGGTGGGCGGCCAGGAATTCGGCGGCTGGAAGAAGATCCGCATCGAGGCCGGGATCGAGCGGCAGGCGCGCAGCTTCGAGCTGGAAGTCACCGACCGCTGGCCCGGACCGACCTCGGCCGCCACCGCAGACACCGCACCACCGGTCTGGCGCCGTATCCGGCCATTCGATGCCTGTCAGGTGCTGATCGGCAACGACCTGGTGCTGACCGGCTATGTCGATGCCACCCCGATCCAGTATGACGGCAAGCGCGTCAGCGTCACCGTCAAGGGCCGCAGCCGCACCTGCGATCTGGTCGACTGCTGCCCGCCCGATTCCGGGCGGGCAGCACCGGCGGGCAACGGCCTGTGGGCGGACGTCAAAGGCAAGGACGGCAAGACCGGCACGGTCGTCAAGCCGGCGGCGGCCAACACCAACGTCTGGCGCAACGCCAAGCTGGAGACCATTGCCGCCGCGCTGGCCGCGCCCTATGGCGTGCGCGTGCTGACCGAGATCGACAGCGGTGCGCCGATCACCGAGCACCACGTCCAGGTCGGGGAAACCGTGTTCGAGAGCATCGACCGGCTGATGCGCCTGCGCCATGTGCTGTCCACCGACAACGCCCGGGGCGACCTGGTGTTCATCGATGTCGGCAGCGCCGGCAATGCCACCACCACGCTCGAGTTGGGCCAGAACATCCGGGAGGGGAGTTGCGAACTCGACTTCAAGGCGGTGATGTCCAGCTACGTCGTGAAGGGCCAGCGTGCGGGCAATGACGGCGACTTCGGCGTCATTGCCAACGAGGTCGAAGGCGACGATGACGGCGAGGCCGAGTTCGAAGGCGGGATCTCCGACGCCGGCACGCCGGTGACGGCGAGTCTGACGGATGCGCGTTCCAAGCGCTTTCGGGTGCTGGTGCTCAAGCAAGCCGGCCATGCCGACGCCGGCACCTGCCAGGACCGGGCGCTGTACGAGCGCGCGCACCGGGCCGCCAAGGCGCTCGAAGCCACCTATACGGTCGCTGGCTGGCGCCAGGGTGACGGACAGCTGTGGGTGCCGAACCTGCTGGTACGCGTCCGGGACGACTTGATCGGCTTCGACCAGACCATGGTCATCGCCGAAGCGCATTACCTGCTCGACGACAACGGACTGCGCACGCAATTGCGTGTCGGGCCGCCCGATGGTTACCGCTCCAAGGCGGCCAAGCCGCGCAAGGGCATCAAGCGCGGCGGCGCCGACACCTGGGGAGATGTGGAATGAGGTTCAATCCATGACGGATTTCGCGCGCCTGGTCGCGCCCTATGCGCGCCGCCTGTCCAACATGGTCGCGCGTGGCAGCGTGTCCCTGGTCAACGCGGCGACCAAGATGCAGAGCCTGCAACTGCGCCTGTTGGCCGGCGAGTCCAAGGATGACGTCGAGCATTTCGAGCCGTATGGCTTGACCAGCCATCCCCAGCCCGGCGCCGAATGCGTCGCGCTTTTTCTCGATGGCGACCGCTCGCATGGCGTCGTCGTGTGCGTGGCCGATCGTCGCTATCGGGTCAAGGGCCTGGCGAGCGGCGAAGTCATCTTGCATGACGACCAGGGGCAGTCCGTCTATCTCATGCGCGGCGGCATCAAGCTGACTGACAAGGCGGGATCGACCGTTGTGATGCAAGGTGACGGCAGCGGATCGATGACGTTCGCGGCCGGCCTCACGATCAACGCGAACAGCAAGATCGTCGGCACGCTGGAAGTGACCCAGAACATCACGAGCGACGCCAGCATCACGGCGGCACAGGACGTCGGTGACCAGGGTGGTGTCAAGACGATGGCCGGCATGCGGGAGATCTACAACGGCCACACGCATGCCGGCACCGACAGCCACGGCGACGGCTTCACCACCAACCCGCCGAACCAGCAGGAATAAGCCATGCGCGACACCATGCCGCTGACCGTCACCTTCGACGGCCAGACGACCCCGCTCGGCCTGCTCCAGGACATCGACAACGACAAGGCCCATCCGCTGGTGCGGGCCGTGCTCATCAGTCTCTTCACCTGGCGCCGCGCCAATGCCGACGACACCTTGCCCGACCCGAAGGGGTTTCGCATGGGCTGGTGGGGCGACTCCTACCCGGCGGTGGCCAACGACCGCATCGGCTCACGCCTGTGGCTGCTGGCGCGCGCGAAGCTCACGCTGACCACGGTGCAACGAGCCCAGGACTATGCCGAAGAGGCCCTGCAGTGGCTGATCGACGATGGCGTCGCCGCCCGCATCGCCGTGCGTGCGGAGCGCCAGGGCCTGTCGACGCTGGCCCTGCAATGCACGCTGTTCGCGGCCGATGGCACGGCGAACGCGGTGCTCAGGTTCGACAACCTCTGGAGTCTCTTGAATGTTTAACCGTCCGTCCCTCGCGGACCTGATCAATCGCACGACGAACGACGTGTTTCAACGGCTGCAGCAAGACAACGTGCTGCGCCGCGCCGACGCCCAGGTCTATGCCCGCGTGCTCGCCGGCGTGGCCCATGGCCTGTACGGTTTCATTGAATGGATCAGCCGCCAGATCATCATCGACACCGCCGAAGCCGAGTTCCTGGAGCGCTGGGCCTCCATCTGGGGCGTGCAGCGTCTCGCGGCAACACCCGCCACCGGCACCATCACCTTCACGGTGGCGCCGGGGGCAGCGGACATCCCGGCCGGTACGCTGGTGCAGACGCTCGATGGCACGCAATTCCAGACGACAGCGGACATCACGGTCAGCGGACTCCAGGCCACGACCACCGTCACGGCGGTCGCACCGTCTGCCGCCAGCAACGGCTACGCCGGGCAGACGGCCAATCTGGTCACGCCGGTGCTGGGCGTGCAGACCGCTGCCGTGCTCGGGCTGCTTGCCGGTGGCGGCGACCTCGAGTCCGACGACAGTCTGCGCGAGCGGCTGCTCAACCGCATCCAGCAACCGCCGCAAGGCGGGGACGCCAACGACTACGTGCAATGGACCCTGGCAACGCCCGGCGGCGGCGCCACCCGTGCTTGGGTCGTGGCCGAGCAATTCGGGCAAGGCACGGTGGGCGTCGCCTTCGTCTGCGACGGCAACGGCGCGGGCGCGGCGATCCTTCCCTCGGCCGCGCAGATCGCGGCCGTCGCCGCCTTCATCGACACGGTCCGCCCGGTCACCGCGCATGTGACGGTCTATGCGCCGGTCGCCGTGCCGATCGATTTCGCGATCGAAGGATTGAGCCCGGACACGCTGGCCGTTCAACAGGCCATCACGGCCGAACTCGCCGATCTGCTGGCGCGTGAGGGGCAGCCCGGCGGCACGATCCTGCTGTCGCACATGCGCTCGGCGATTTCCTCTGCGGCCCAGGAATGGGACTACGTGCTGGTTACTCCGGCCGCCAACGTCGTGTTGTCGCCCGGCCAAATCCCGGTCATGGGGAGGGTGGTATGGCAGTGACGCAGCAGGTCAGCCAGCCACTGGCCGCCGCCGACTACCTGGCGTCGCTGCAAAAGCTCCTGCCCTATGGCCCGGCGTGGACCGATGACGCCGACGCGGCCATCACCCGGCTGCTGACGGGCCTCGCGCAGGAACTGGCACGGATCGATGCCAGAAGCTGGCAACTCATCGACGAGGCCGATCCGCGCACCACCAACGAATTGTTTCCCGATTGGCAGCGGGTGGCGGGCTTGCCCGATCCGTGCGTGGTAGCGCTCGGCAGTCAGCAGACGTTTGCGCAGCGACGGGCCACGCTGGTGTCCCGGCTGATCCAGGTCGGCGGCCAGTCTCGCGGTTACTTCATCGCCGTGGCGCGGGCATTGGGCTTCGCCATCTCGATCACTGAAGGCTGGCAGGAAATCGACACCGTCATTTCGCCGGTCAACAACCCGCTGGCCAATAGCAACTGGATTTACACCTGGACGATTCACGTGCCCCTCGGGGACACGCGCAGCACGCTCACCGTCAACGGCCGCGTCTCCGATCCGCTCGCGGCCTGGGGCAACACCTTGCTCGAGTGCGTGATGCGGCGGCTCAAGCCCGCCCACACCACGCTGCTCTTCAGCTACACGTAGGAGATCACATGGACAACCGCGTCTGGGAGGCCAACGCCGCCCAAACACCACCTGCCGTGCCGGCCAATCCGTCGATCGGCTACCCGACCGACGGGAATCCGGCCACCAATACGCCGGCCACCACGCCGGGGGATTACTGGTTCTATCAGGTCAGCGAGGAGATCCGCAATGTCATCCTGGCCGCTGGGCTCGCACCCGACCGCAACGCGCTCAACCAGCTCAGGCAGGCGATCGAGGTCCTGATCAATGCAGCGGTCGCCGCCGCGCTGGCGAACTACCGACCACCGGCGCCAGCTCCCACGCCCACACCGACCCCCGCACCGACCCCGACGCCGACGCCGACGCCG